CAACCGTGCGACGTGGTCTAATTCCAACAGTGCGGCTATGAAGGCTATGGTACATATTTGCAGTGACTCGGCACGGGTAGCCGAATTAGATAAAGAAAGAGCTGAATATTTCCACTTAATCAAAGAAAGAGCCGATTTATTTATGGCTGAAGCCGATGCTTGCGGCTTGAAATACTTACCGTATTTATCGGGGTTCTTTATTACCATTCCTCTTATAGGCTCACAGGCTGTTGTTGACGAATTGGAAAAGGAACATATTTTCCTTGTCCCCTTGGGTAAGGGAATTCGATTGGCTGTTTGCTCTGTATCAAAGAAAAAGATACACGGATTGGCTGAAAAGATTAAGACGGCTTTGGATAAGGTCGGTGTCGTTCAATAGTATAGACATAAACGGGCATAGCAAAGGGATAACCTTCGTTATGCCCGTTTTTGAAAGGATGGGAATATATGCCAGATATTGACGTAGGACGGAAAAAAGTAGTTGCATTCCTGGAAGCAAACAATATCAAAAAAAGCGATTTGGCTTCAGTATATGGGCGGGACCGCCAGGAAGTAACAAATATTTTAAGCGGTTCAACCCGTGGCCCGAAAGCGAATAAGTTTATTCTGCAAGTGATAGCTGATTACAATATCGACTAACACAAAAAAAGCGCCCAATAAAAATTGAACGCTTCAGAAATTTTAACTACTTACATTATAACACAACTAAGCTTGCCCGCATAGTTGAGGGGGTGAAGGATGGAAAATATAAGTTTACCGCCTTTGTTAAATGATGAAATAGCAAAGATGGCTATTAAAGAATTGCTTCAATTCGCAAAAGAAGAAGCAAGAAAGGAATTGGAAGCGGAACGGCTACCAATAAATCAAAAAGATCTTTGTAAAAGGTTTGGCTTCGACCACGGTTATATTAAGAAATTGAGACGCCGGGGGCTAAAATTCAGAAAGCAAGGACGGGAAAAAATGTACGACCTGAAGGACGTATATGAGATTTTAGAACAAGAAAAGGAAATTGAAAAATGTTAGAGCCAAGTTTAACCAGTCAAGTGGCTGGGGTGCTACTAGTTGCCGGATTTTCTTTTACCGCCGGTTTTATCACAGCCGTGAGAGATTACCGAAAAGCGGAACGCAAAAAGAAACAAGCTAAAAAAGTAGCTGAATTACAAGCCCTTTGGGAAGATGAAATTAAGGTACACGATCAGAAAGTTATTGAAGAATACAATAACCGAATGGCGCTATTAAGAAAAGCTTCCATTTCTGATAATGATTGGGGAATGGCTGAAGTTCTTTAAAAGAGAGGAATGAAAAATGGCTACTTTATACGAATTAACAGGCCAGTATTTAGACATTTACAATTTGGAAATTGATGATGAAACCAAACTAGATACGATTGAAAGCCTGGGACTTGATGAAGAAATTGAGGCAAAGGCGGAAAATTACGCTAAACTGATCCGCAACCTTGAAGCTGATAAGCAGATTTACAAGGAAGAAGAACAGCGCTTTAAAGAGAAGAAAGAAAAAACTGACAAGAAAATTGAACGCTTAAAGCGTGACCTTCAGGCTTCAATGGAAATCACCGGAAAAACTAAAATCAAAGGTGAACTATTCACTATTTCAGTGCAAAACTCAAAAGCTAGTGTAATTGTGGATGAAGCAAACCTACCTAAAAAATATTGGGTGAAAAAGGTAACTGAAAGCCCGAACAAAAAGGCACTTTATGAAGTTTTGAACGAAGGTAAAAAAATTAAAGGCGCTACGCTTCAGGAAAATAGAAGCTTGCGGATCAAGTAAATGAAAATTTTAAGTATTGATCCATCATCAAACAAGGCTGAAGATAGCACTTCAGGGATTGTTTACCTGAATAATGCCCGTTTGATTAACCATTGGATAGTTCCAAAAGGTTTACCAGCTATTAAACAGTGGTTTGATGAAATAGGCTATGAACTAGCCCCGGACGTGGTAATAATTGAAAAGTATGAAGCGCGGGACAATGATTTATCAAAAGATAATTCAGTTTTAGAAACTATTGCTTATTTTCAGTTATTCTTTCCGGACGCTATTTTACAACGTAACGCCGGGTATCAGTCGGACATACCAAATGAACTACTAAAGGCCCTTAACTTATGGAAATTCGAAAAAAGTCACCATCAAGACGCCAGGGCTTCCGCCCGTTTGGGATTGTTTTGGGCCGTAAGAAATGACATTGAAGAAGTTGTTTCAGACATTGGGAAGGTGGTGATAGAAAATAGCAATACAGCTTAAAAAATGGCAAAAAGAAGCCGTTAAGCGTAGCGATAGACTAACCAATGGGATTTTTTTAGAAGCCCTTGGGGGGCGTGGCAAAACAATTTGTGCCCTTGAAATCTGTAAGCACAAGAAGGCTAAGAAAGTCTTAATCTTAAATAACCGCTTATCCATTCTTGAAGGCTGGAAAGACACAGTTCAAAAGTTCAATTATTCGGATAATTGCGATTTTGAAATTATAACGGATCGAACCTTACAAAACAGGGTTAAAAAGGGCTTTAAAATCGCTTGTGATGTCTTAATAGTGGATGAATGGCAGAATATGTCAAGCGAAAAATTAAGTGCCTTATATCGCAAAATAAAGCGTAAATACACTATCGGGCTATCCGCTACGCCAATCCGAAAAAAAGGGCAAAATTTCTACCCTTTGGAAAAAACAATTTTCGGATATGCTACGCCTAATCAGAAATTTGAATGGCAAAAGACACACGGCCAAATGATTTATGATCAGTTTTCTTACTCCAAAGAAAAATGGAAAGATTTTAGAAACTATGAAAGTTATGTTAAAAATCTCCCTAACTTCTTCCGCTGGGAAGAAATAGAAGGAATTGAACAAGCAACGGAAAACAACGGTTACAAGATCCGCTTTTATAAGAATACTTTAAAAGCTGGAAATCCGGAACTTTTAAAGAAATTTAGAAAGCTTAATTTAGTAACGGTTGACGGAAAAACCGCGATAGCTAAACAGTCCTTTTGCCGGTCTACCTTTGAACGGTATTTATATCAAACC